CGTCTCCGAGGCAGACAAGGCCAAGTGGGATACCAAGAAGTGGCGCAACCGATCCATCGAGATCGGTGCCTACGTCGCGAATGACGGAACCAAGTATGATCCAGTCGTTCTTGGGCTCGCCTTCGTGGATCATCCGGCAGTCGAAGGACTCTACCGAATTGCCAACTCAGGAGAAGATATGCCAACAGACACGAAGACTCCAGACCCCAAGGCATCCGACGCGCCTGCCGATCCGCCTGCGACCCCGCCTGCCGATCCGCCTGCGACCCCGTCTGCCGATCCGCCAGTGGAGCCGCCGCCCGCTGAGGCCCAGAAGCCTCCGGTCCAGCAACCCCAGCCGGTCGGTGCTCACGGCAACGCCCAGTTCCAGGTGCAGTCGTTCCGACTCGATGGTCGTGAGGTCAGCGATCACGCCCTGGTGCAAGCGCACATCACGGAACTGGAGACCTTCCGCACCGAATCGATCGACAGTGCCCGCGCCGGGTTCGTGGACGATCTGGTCGAGCGCAAGGTCATCACCGGGCCACAGGGTGTGGCCTTCCACGGTCTCGTGAAGACCATGGACGCCGGTCAGTTCACGGCGTTCAAGGCGGGCTTTGAAGGGATGGCCCCGGCCAACCTGTTCGGAAAGCACGATCTGGGCGACGGGGGTACGCCCCCGGCTGCTGAAGACAAGGCAGATCACATCAGCGTTCTCCAGCGCATCGTGGCCAACCACCGAGCGACCGGGATTTCCGAGGATGAACTGAAGACGAAGCCCTCGTTCATCGAACTCCAGACCCTTCAGTCTTCCAAGTAAGGAGAAGATCACATGCCAAGCTTCACTGCGAACAAGGCGGCTCGCACGCCGTTCGGGAAGAACGCATACCTGCGTTCAACTCAGGACATCAAGACGGACAGTGCGACCATCGCTTCAGCGGTGTTCCCGGCCAGCACGGTGGACGGCAACGTCCGCACGGCGACCAACCGGGTGCTCACGTCGAACGTCGCCACGATCACGACGGCCACCCCGCATGGGTTCGGCGTGGGGGACACGGTCGTCGTGGCGATCAGCAACGCCGTCTTCGATGGCAAGCGGACGGTCTCGGCGGTCGGTTCGGCCACCACGTTCTCCTTTGAGCGCATCAACGCCGACGTGACCACGGGTGCCGCGACCGGCACCGTCACGGGAGGCACCGACGCTTCCAAGATTCTCCAGCCAGGGACCGTGATCGCCAAGATCACATCCGGCACCTACACCGGCAAGTACGGTGTCTTCCAGGCTGGAGCCACGGACGGTCGCCAGACCGCCGCCAACATCGTCGGTGTCGCTGACACCTTCGTCCCATGGATGTTGCTGGAGCGTGATGTCGACATCGCCGTGACCTACGAGGCCACCGTGGTGCAGGCGTGGTGCATCGAGTACAACGCTGCGGGTGCTCCGATTCCACTGTCCAACGCCACGCGTGATGCCATTCTGGCCCTCACGCAAGTCCAACTGATCTTCAAGTGAGGTAGAAGAACATGCCAACTTCAACAGACCGGCTGGTCCGCAAGGAAGTCTCACTGGGGACGATCCGTGAGATCAGCCCACCGCTCGATCACATCGGCCTCCAACTCTTCCCCTTCCTGGACGTGTCGTCCGATGACGTGATCTTCGATTACGCCAAGGGTCTGACCGACGGTCTCGTTGCGGCTCGCGCCGAGGACGCCGAATCGGAACTGGCTCAGAAGGACTTGCTCTTCGGAGGCCAGGGCCGTGCGTCCGTCGTGGACTGGGCGCAGAAGGATCACTACTCGGCCAGCGATGTCACCAAGTACCGGGAGAGCCTCCTCGTGGAGTCGACTCTCGGTGCCAACGTGCTTGCACCGCTGACCGTCGGCAACATGGTTGCCGACTTCAACGCCAAGTTGGCTCGCGAGGACAAGCTTCGCCGTCGCCGCATCGACAACCGCCTGGAGTGGCTGACGATGTCCGCGATGAGCACGGGGCAGATCGCCTACGACGACGGCAAGATCAGCTTCGGCATCAACTACGGACGGCCCGCAGGCCAGCAGGCTCAGGTTCCTGCCGGTGGCCTGTGGAGCACGACCACGTCGGACCCGATCGCTGACATCATGGCGGTGCAGGACTTCATGTTCGACACCTACGGCATTCGCATGAGCCGTGCGATCGCCGGTCGTAAGGTGATCAACTCGCTCCAGAACAGCAGCCGGTTCATCGCCCGTTCGGGCATGGTCAACACGTCCGGTGGCGGTCCTGTCGACCTCGACTACATCCTCGACGGTTGGGGGCCAGCAGCGGCCCTGGCGGTCGTGGAGCGGGCGACGGGCGTGCAGTTCCAGACCTACGACGCCGTGTACCGCACGCGTCCGGTCGGCAGCACGACCATCACCAACACCCGGTTCTTCCCGGCGAACCGTGTGCTGTTCCTCCCCAGCGCCGCCGACGTTGCCGAGATCGGCAACGAACTCGGTCTCGGCCGGATGCTCACCAGCCCGCACCCCGAGGGGAACTGGCAGAGCGGCTTCTACGAGTGGGAGCAGGAGACCAAAGATCCGTGGGGTCTCAACCGAGGCACCGGCATCAAGGCCTTCCCCGTGTTCCCGCTGATGGAACTGACCTTCACCATGGACGTGATTCCGTGATCCACCTTCCCGTTCTGACAGGAGAATCCCAATGAGTGATGTCGAAGAGACCACCGACGAAGAAGTGAACGAGGACAGCGTCTACGTCGGGGTCGATCCCGATTACCAGAACGCCGCCTACCCGGTGGGCGACCCTGGTCCGATGGACGAGACCAAGGAAGCCATGCTGGAGAACGAGGCGAACTGCGCCGTCGCGGAGCCGGGGGAGTGGACCGACTACTACCCGACCAAGGAGTCCTCCAACGTCGCTTCCAAGGAGGACGCGGCCGATGAGGAGGAGGGGCTGGACGAAGAGGAAGACCTCGACGCCATGACCCTGACGGAGCTTCGCACCAGGGCCGCGGAACTCAACATCTCCGGTCGTTCCTCGATGGATCACGACGAACTGGTGGACGCCATCGCCGCTGCCGAGGCGTGAGCCTTGAGGGGTCATGTCCTACGTCGAAGTAAATGATCTGTTGATCGGGGAATTGACGAACGTCCTTCCCTCAACGATCAACGCCCAGCAATACCTGGACATGACCCAGGATGAGATCGATTCCAAGTTGGGCGTGATCTACGTCGTCCCCGTCAACGTGGACACCCTGCCGAACAGTCAGGGCAAGCTCCTCAAGTCCATTCATCGCAAGCTGTGTTCGGGCCGCATCCTGATGGCGGCTACGGCAGCTTTGAGTGAGACTTCCGTGCACGCGTATGGCCTTCAACTCGTCAAGGAAGGGTTGATGGAGTTGATGGCCATCGCCAACAGCGATGTCATCTTGGTCGGGGCGGAGCGCGTCGACGGCGACGGCAACGCCCGAGGAGAGATCGCTGACGCAGAAGTGGCTGATCCTCTGGCTCGCGTCCCCGGCGCTCTGGTGCGGGATGAGATGAGTGGCGTCCGGATGTTTGAGTTGAACTTCATGACGCCTGCGAACCTTGACTTCCCTGTGGAGAACTGGCATCCAGGGGAGTTCTGATGGTTGCTGGCTTCGTCACTGTCAACCAGCGAGGAATCTTCGAAGTAAAGGTTGATCAGACTTCTGTTCAGCAGATTCTGACGATGTCGGAGTTGGCTGTGAGCCCTCCGCAGCTTGTGCTTTGGATGGAGCGACGCGTCCAGCCTTATCTCGCTGACAAAATCGTTGAGCGGTTCGCTTACAACGGCACCGATGGGGTGGACTGGCTTCCTTTGCAGGAGAGCACGCTTCGCATCCGTCACTCGATGGGCCAGTACGACGACTTTGCGATCAACGAGAGAACCGGCGAGATGATGGAGTGGTTGGTGGGGAACCATCAGATCGAGAGCGATCCGCTGGGGGCGACACTGACCATCCCCGGTGACATGGGTGACGAAGTGATGCAGAAGAAGATTCAGACTGCTCAGGAGGGCAGGAGCGAGTTCAACCCGCTCTTCGGGGACGTGAGCCACACTCCACCACGCCCCGTGCTTGCTATCGGGTCCACTGATGAGAAGCAGATCATGGCTTCGTTGATGGCTCACATCATGGAACTCATCGGCGTCTTGTCCAATTTGGGGCCGGTCGTCTGATGGCTGTCGACCTCTTTCCGATGGGGTTCATCGAGCCGATTCTCGACGCGCTCAACAGGAACTTGAACTACGACGGCGAGTACACGATCGTCGGCCGACCGCTGAATCCGACCGATCCGAATCGGACGATCGGTGTGTTCCCGGCGACGTGGGTGGCGAACCCGGACGAGAAGCTGATCGGCATGGGCAACCGAGAGCCTTACGAATCGGTCTACAACCTCGCCATTCACAACTTGATCATCCACGGTGACGCCATCGAAGGGCGTCGCGTCTACTCGATCGACTCCAAGGCCATTCGGGCAATACTGTACCGGGACGAGCAGTTCCATGTAACTTTGGGCGGATTGACCGAGACCTTCATGGGAAGTGTGGAAAGGGTGAAGAAGTACGATGTTCTCCGACAAGAGTTCATGGTTGGTAGAACGGGCATCGGCTTCACCTTTCTCTGCAAGACCGAGTTCATCATCACAACGGAAATCACGAAGTATTAGGAGCGACTATGGCAACCCGTGAAGAGATCGATGCCAAGCACGAGCGAATCGACGCTCTCCGTGAGGAGATTGCTGAGTACAGAGTCCAGCAAGCCGTCGCCACGTCCGAGGCCAATCTGGAGTACGAGATGAAGACTCTCGCGGCAGAAGAGATGTCGCTGGAGGCGCAACTCCGCGCTCTCAAGGAGGCCGACGAGTCTGCCGCCAACGTCAAGACGCAGGCGGAGCAAGACGAAGAGGCCTTCGCTGCCGCCAAGGACGCCGAGGCCGCAGCCGCCGCCGAAGCCGAAGCCCAAGCCGAAGCCGACCGCCAGGCAGCAGCCGCCGCCGAAGCCAACAAGGAGTGATCTGAATGGGACTCATCGCACAGGCCGGTCATGTCGGCATCCGTACTCAGGCCGTCAAGGGAACGTATTCCGATCCCGGCGCGGTCGCCCCCAACCAAGGTGTGTTCCTGTATACCCGTTCGGGGGCAATGGGCGGCAACCGTGAACTTCTGATTCCCGATCCGGAGATCGGTGGGTCGAGGGACATCCCGGACGCCCAGCTTGGGCCGATCTCCTTCTCGGGTGAGTACGACGTGTACGCCCGCATGGAGTCGATCGGTACGCTTCTCTATGGCGCACTTGGCACCAAGGCGGCTCCGACCGGCACGGCCACGACCGGCTTCACCCACAGCATCACCCCGGCTGATACCACGGCGATCCCATGGATCTCGGTGGAAGAGAAGATCACGAACTCGTTTGAGGTCTTCAAGTACACCGACTGCAAGATCAACACGCTGCACCTGGAGGCCGACGCCAACGGCTACCTGATGGGCACGGTTGGCCTGATCGGTCTGTCGCAGGCGTCAACGACGGCGACGCCGCTCGTCAGCCAGCGGCGTGACACCAGCCCGCTCATCGTCGGCACGAACATCGGCGTCGCCTGGAACGGCGCGAACCTTCCGGCCAAGTCGTTCTCGCTCGACATCAACAACAACATCGAGGATGACGACTTCCGCCTTGGTTCGCTGTTCCTGGGTGACATCACCGAGAAGCGTCGTGAGGTCACGATGTCGGTGACGATTCGACCGAACGACTCGGCGCTGTGGAAGACGGCCATGTGGGGCGGTCCTGTCGCCACGGTTCCGGGTGGTCAGTCCTTCAAGGACGACGTGGTCATCACGATCGCCTCCTACGAGGACATCCCCGGCACCACGCCCACCGGCACCAAGTACAACCTGACCATCACCATCCCGACCGCGATCATCGCTCCGTTCTCGGTCGACCCCAGCGGTGACGACATTCTGGAGCACGACATCGAGATTCGGGCCGTCCGGTACAACCCGGCAACGCCAATCCTCACCGCCGCCGTCAAGAACAGCTTCGCCACGGTCGCTTGATCCGTCAGATTCACAACAAACCCCAAGGGCACAGGAGGCTCTACTATGGAAACAGACATCGACATCGAGGCCGAAGAGGCCGAACGGCAACGTCAGCAACGGACGTTCGAAGCGATGAAGGACGCCGGGGTCTCGATTGACGAGTACACCCAGGTTGACTACTTCGGCTTTGAGATCGTCCATCGCGTCACGCTTCCGGACGGCAAGTCGTACATCGACCATCAGGTTCTGAACGAGGGCGCTCGCCGGTCGTACATGAATCAGGTGAACCGCGAGGTTCGCCTTCAGAAGGGCGGCGACGCCTACATGAAGATGGCGACCGGCGACGAACGGCACGAACTGCTCAAGCAGGCCATCGTCGGTTGGAACCTGATGACCAAGAACAAGGATGGGGATCTGGTCCCCATCAACTTCACGGGTGCAAACCTGGGCAAGTTCTTGGAGGCGGCACCGCCGAAGGTGATCGACGTGATCGAGAAGGATGTCAGGGAGAAGAATCCCTGGCTGCTCGGTGACATCACCGTCGAGGACATCCGCGAACAGATCAGCGATCTCGAAGAAATGCTTGAGCAGAAGCTGAAAGAGGCCGAGGGAAAAGAGTCCTAGAGGCTCAAGGTGAGGCGTTCTTCAACAACAAACCCGTAGAGGGTCGAGTTCATGAGTCCCTGAGGCTCTACCTCCAGTGCCAATCGATGAAGTGGGCGCACCTGCCAATCGCAGGCGGCATCTACGACCAGCATCCGGCACTACTTGATGATTTCGTTCTGCTGGACGGGATCAACAACAAGGCCAAAGCTCGTCGTCAGGCGATGGAGGCTCGGAAGGCTCGCAGGAAGTAGACCATGAACGCAACTCTCAACATCGTCGTCAGGGTGGCAGCGAAGCAGGCCCAGCAACAACTCGCTGCCACCGCTGCCGCGGCCAAATCTCTTGGCGGCGGGGCGGGGGCGTTGAACAAGAATGCTGCGGGGTTGAACGCCAACGCCTCTGGCATGGGCGCATACCTGAGCAAGATGCGACAGGCCATCAAGGCCCAGCAAAGCTTCTCTAGCCTGCTGGCGAACAACGCTCTGGTCAAGAACGGCAAGAACCTGAACTGGGTCGGGCGTCAGTTGACGTTCAACTTCACCCTCCCGCTGGTGATGGCCGGTACTGCCTTAATGAAGTTCAACATGGACATCGAGAGATCGATGACCCAAGTCCGCAAGGTCTACGGCAACCTTGGCGAAGATCAGGCCATGTTGAAGCAGGAGACCGATGCTCTATCGCACTCCTTTGAGCTTCTGAGTACGCGCTTCGGTGTGCTGCAAACGGATGTGATCGACATCGGTGCGGCGTGGGCGTCAGCCGGTTCATCCGGTCGAGGGTTGGCTGAGAACACGAGAGCCACCTTGGAACTCATGATCCTGGGTGAGATGGAGGCGACTGAAGCTACGCAGGCTTTGATCGCGATCCAGGCGCAGTGGCGTCTGTCGACCTATGACGCTGCTGGTGGAGTGAGCGAACTCCACAAGGCGATGTCCGTCTTGAACATCATCGAGAACGAGACCGGCATCACGATGGCTGGTTTGGTCGAGGTCTTCCAGCGAGCCAGTGGGTCGGCTCGTTCTGCTGGTGTGACGATCGAGGAATTGGGTGCAT